CTTCTGCAGAGAATGCATTAAAGACCAATCCTACTTATTTGGATATTAGTGCAGTTGGAGTTGGAACTTCTCATTCATTTACTTCCACTAAACAAAACTCTAGATGTATATTAAGTATTGATAATGTGGTTCAATCACCAATAGTTTCAACTGCAGTAACAACAACTATTACTGCTGATGTATCTGCCACTACAGATAAGATTAAATTGTCAGGTATCACCTCTATTACTGGTGGAGATATGCTGAAGATTGGTGATGAGATTATGAAGGTAGATTCTGTTGGATTGGGTGCTACCAACGTTTTACTTGTTACTAGACCTTGGATGGGTACACAATCAGGTGTTCATAGTGATAATACCTTAATTACTAAGGTAGAAGGAAATTATAATATTGTTGATAGTACTGTTAACTTCTTTACTGCTCCTGTTGGATTAGTTCCACTTTCAACTACTACTAACGAACCAGATGAAAGGGATTGGGTTGGTATTGCTACTCACTCATCATTTAATGGTAGATCATTCATGAGATCTGGTATTACTGGTAGTTCTGATGAACCTTATGCTGGTAACTATATCTTTGATGATATTTCTTCCAATTTCACTGGATTGACTACTCAGTTTACTCTTCAATCTGGAGGAAGCAATATTGCAGGATTCTCTACAAATAATGCTCTTATATTAGTTAATCAAGTTCCTCAAGGACCACAGAGATATACTGGTGGGGTATCTGTTTCTGGTGATTATACACTAGTAGAAAGTGTAGGAATTACTAGTATTCAGTTTACAGGATCTATTTCTTCAGTTGCTTCTGATCCTAATAGTTCTAACGTACCATTAGGTGGTGTTATTGTTTCTGTTGGGTCTACAGAAGGTTTGGGATATCAACCATTGGTTGCTGCTGGTGGTACTGCTATTGTTTCTGGATTAGGTACTATTAGTTCTGTAAGCATAGGAAACAGTGGTTCTGGATATAGAACTGGTATTCAAACTGTAGTTAATGTAGGAGTTCAGACACTAAGTACAGGAGCACCTAATATTGAATTTATTGGTACTGCTGCTATTAGTGGTGGTAATATTGTAAGTATTGCTATTACCAATCCTGGAACTGGTTATACTTCAACTAATCCTCCATCAGTGGTTATAGATGAACCATTATCATATGATAATATGCCTCTATTCTATTCTTCAAACCAATCTGGAGTAGGATCAGAAGCAAGAGCTAATGTAGTTGTTGGTTTAGGTGGAAGTGTAATTGATTTTGAAATTACCAATCAAGGATATGGTTATGGTGAGACTCAAAAATTAACCATAGGAGTTGGTGGTACTGTAGGTATTCCAACTGCAGGTGCTGCAGAATTTAGAGAATTCCAGTTAACTGTTCAGGAAACTGTTAGTGATAGTTTTGCTGGATGGACAGTTGGAGACTTCCAAGTTCTTGATCCATTAGATTCACTATTTGATGGAAAGACAATATCATTTGCCTTGAATTTAAATGGAGTACAACAAACTATCCAATCCAAACCAGGTTCAAATATAGATGTTGAAGTTCTTATATTAGTATTCATTAATGATATTCTTCAAAGTCCTGGAGATGGTTATGAATTTAAAGGTGGTAGTTTTATAACATTTAAAGAAGCTCCAAAATCAGGAGACACTTCTAAAATTCTCTTCTATAGAGGAACTGGTTCTGTTGATGTAGCTACTGTTGATATATTAGAGACAGTTAAGAAAGGAGATGAATTAAAATTATATGACCAATCTATTGGTTTAGAAGAGAATAAGAGAACAGTAACTATTGTTAATTCTTCTGATAGTGTTAATACAAATCTCTATCCTGGTCCTGGTATTACTACTAATGAAAGTTTTGAAAGATCTATTAGTTGGTCTAGACAAACTCAAGATAAAATTATAGATGGTGAGGTAGTTACTAAGGATAGACCTCATTATGAACCATTGATATATCCTAATACTAATATTATCCAATCAGTGGGTGTAGGTTCTACTGTAATATTTGTTTCTAACATTAGAACATTCTTCGATAGTTCTAAAGAAAATTACAGTGGACAAACTGATATTAGAATTGTTTCTCAAGATAGTTTGGTAGGAGCATCTGCTACTGCTTTAATTTCTGATACTGGAACTCTAAGTTCATTTGATATAACCAATCCTGGTGTTGGATATACTATAGCACCCACAGTCTCAATTTCTCTTCCAATAGGATTATCTACTTCTCAAGGTGCTCAAGCAACTGCAAGTATAAGTGGAGTGGGAACTGTTAGTGCAATTAATGTTTCTTATGCAGGAACTACTACTGGATATGCATATACCAATACTGCTGCTCCAGCTATTCTTATTGGAGAACCTAAATCATCTGCTTCCATAGAAACTATTAATGATGTATCTTATTCTGGTGATTTTGGTATTATATCTGGTATATCTACAACATCTGTTGGAGTAGCATCTACAGGTATAGTCTTTGATTTACTTCTTCCTAAGGAGTCATTATTCAGAAATGCTGCTACTGTAGGAAGTGCTCTTACAGTAAGTGGAATTGCAACTGGATATTACTTTACTGTCTTTAATTCCAATGTAGGTGCTTCAGTAACTTCTCTATATCAAGATGGAACTGTGGTGGGAATAGGAACTTCCTTCCTAGATAATGTATATGAAGTTGCTAATGTTTCTATTGCTCAAACTATGGGTATAGGAATTGGATTAACCTATGTTGCACAAGTCACAGTCAGTGTTCAGGATTATAATGGTTTAACTGGACTTGGATATAGTGAGTTCTTTGGTGAATATAGTTGGGGTAGAATTGCTACTGCTCCAAGAGGATCAGCAAGAGTATTTACTTCTTATGCTGGTAATAGTGATGGATTAATAGGAATAACTACTTCTCCAATAATTGAAAGGGTTAATCCATTAAGATACTTAAATTATAATTCATAAATAACTAAAAAATAAGTAAAAATGTCAGCCATTATAACTGATCAACTAAGAATATTGAACGCTAAGAATTTTGTTTCAGCAGCAACTTCTTCAATCAATTCTTATTATTCTTTTGTTGGTTTACCTAATGCCACTAACTATTCTTCTACTTGGGATAGCAATCCTCCAGCACCTAAGGATAGTTTTGACCAAGAAGATGATTATTGGGATACTATGGTTGCGTTGAAGAAGATTACTACTTCTGATGTACGTAGAGTGGTTAGTAAGAATACTTGGACTTCTGGTATAACTTATGATATGTATAGAGGAGATATTAGTAGAACAAATACAGCAAAACCTTCTGGTGCTACTAATTTATATGCCTCAAAATACTTTGTAGTAAATGAAGATTATAAAGTTTATATTTGCCTTCAAAACGGAACAGACCCAGAAAATACTTCAGGAAGACCTTCTCTAGACCAACCTACATTTACAGATCTTGAACCTAAAGCAGCAGGTGATAGTGGAGATGGTTATGTATGGAAATATCTTTATACAATTAAACCAAGTGATATTGCAAAGTTTGATTCTACTAATTTTATGCCTGTTCCTAGTGATTGGGAAACAAGCTCAGATAATGCTGCTGTAAGAGATAATGCATCAACTAGTGGGCAATTGAAAATTGCTACTATTATTAATAGAGGATCTGGTATAGGAACTGCAAACAGAACTTATACTGGTGTTCCTGTAAGTGGAGATGGTTCTGGTGCTGAAGCAACTTTAGTTATTAATAATGATGCTAAAGTAGAATCTATTAATATAGCAAAAGGTGGATCTGGATATACTTATGGAACTATAGATTTAGTTGCTGGTGGAGTTCCTGTAGGAACTACTACTCCAGTTTTCAATGTAATTGTCCCACCTCAAGGAGGACATGGTGAAGATATCTATAGGGAATTGGGTGCAACTAATGTTTTGGTATACTCTAAAATTGAAAATGATACAGAAAACCCTGATTTCATTACTGGAAACCAAATTGCTAGAATTGGAATTGTAGAAAATCCATCTGCCTTTGATTCAACTGCTAATCTAACTATATCTAAAGCAAGTTCTCTTTATGCATTAAAGCTTATTGGTGCAGGTTATACTACTGCTACTTTTGATTTGGATGGACAAGTAACCCAAACTGTGGGAGTAGGTTCAACTGCTGTTGGTAGAGTAGTTTCTTATGATCAAACAACAGGAGTTTTGAAATATTGGCAAGATAAGAGTTTAGTTGGATTTAATACTGATGGATCTTTAAAAACTGATCCTACTTATGGTTATTCATTACATGGATTTACAGCAAATCCTACTACTGGAGGAAATGTTAATATTGCTAGTAATGAGGGTACTTTAGGAATAGATACTAACTTCGGTTCATCAGGTAATCCTGGTATAAGTACAGTAATAAATAATAGAACATATTACCTTGGACAGAGTTTTACTCAAGGAGTTTCAAATCCCGAAGTTAAGAAGTACTCTGGAAATATAATCTATGTTGATAACAGACCTTCTATTACTAGGTCTGCTAACCAAAGAGAAGATATCAAAGTCATTTTGCAATTCTAAAGACTCATGCCACAGGAAACCAATCTAAACGTCGCTCCTTATTTTGACGATTTTGATAAAGATGATAATTATTGTAAAATATTATTCAAGCCAGGATTACCAGTTCAGGCTCGTGAATTAACGGGTATTCAATCTATTCTTCAGAATCAGATTGAAAAATTTGGACAGCATGTTTTTAAAGATGGAGCTTCTGTAACTGGAGGTGGTGTTAGGTATAATGGGGGATATAGTTCTGTTAGGATTCAAATATCTAATGAGGGGATAGATGTTGAATCATATTTGATTGACTTGATGGATAGAGTGGTTATTGGAAGTCAATCTGGTGTTAAAGCTAAAATAAAAACATATATTGGAGTTGCTACTGAAGCTAATTGGTATGTTTTATTTGTTACTTATTTAAATACTGGTGGAGAAAATAATGAAGTTTTTGCTCAAGGGGAAAGTTTATTATTAGATAATAACATATTAACTACAACTAACGGTATAACTTTTCAACCAGGAGAACCAGTTGCTCAAGTAGTCAATGAAGTTGCTACTTTTACTGGAAGTGCTGCTATTTTATCATCTGGAATTTATTTTGTAAGGGGGTATTTTATAGAAGTACCTTCTCAAACTATAATTTTAGATCCTTACACTAATACTGGTAGTTTTAAAGTAGGATTGCAAATTAAAGAAGATATTGTTACTTCTGATTTGGATGAAAGTCTAACAGATAATGCAGCTGGATATAGTAATTATACAGCTCCTGGTGCTGATAGATTAAATATTTCTGTAAGGTTGATATCACTCATACCATCAGATACTAAACCATCTAATTTCATAGAATTGATGGAAATTAGAGATGGAGAATTGATATATGTACGTAAAGAAAATGATTATAATGAATTGGGTAATGAATTAGCTAAGAGAACTTTTGAAGAATCTGGTAATTATTATGTTAAACCATTTTCTCTTAGTGCTAGAAATACTTTAAATGATTATGAAGGAAATAATGGATTATTTAATGTAACTCAACAAACTTATAATAACAATACTCCTAGCGAAGAATTAGGGACTTATAGATTATCTCCAGGAAAAGCTTATGTTGAAGGATATGAAGTAGAAACTATAGTTCCTACATTCTTGGATTTTCAAAAACCAAGAACAACAAAGGATTTAGAAAATCAAAGTATCAATTATGTTACTGGTCCTACTTTTACCTTAAATAGAGTTTCTGGATCTCCAGTAATAGGAATAGGAACTAATTATACAGTAAGTTTAAGGGACCAAAGAGTTGGTGCTGCAGGTACAACTGCTGCTGGAAAAGAGATAGGATTGGCACGTGTATATGATTTTGCATTAGAATCTGGATCTTATAATAGTTCTGTTCCAACTGAAAATGAATGGGATATTGCTTTATATGATATTCAAACTTATACAGATATAACTTTAAATACTGCTACTACTTTAAGTGTTCCTACTCACATTAAAGGAAAATCCAGTGGAGCTACTGGTTATTTAAGATATAATGTAACTGCTGGTACTGCTGTTACGGCTTATAACACTAAAGGAACATTCATAACTGGAGAACAATTTATTTTTAATGGAATAGAAAGTGGTAATGTTTCAGCAGGATCTACTACTCATTCTACAAGTGATATCAAATCTATTAATGGAACTGTAAGTACAGCAAGTACATTTAATGCTGATGTAAAACAAACTGTATTTTCTCATATTGGAGAAGTTAATGTTAGTGCAGCTACTACATCAGGAGCATCTTTAGGAATTGCTACAGTTACAAGTACTGATAAGAGTAAGTTCTTTGTAGGAATTGCTACTGTTGGTAATCTTGTTCAATATACTAATACTAATATTAGTGGAGTTGAGACACCTTCTTATGCTAGAATTGAAAGTGTTTCTCAGCATTCTTTAACTATTTCTGGAGTTACTACTGTTGCTGGTGTTTGTGAAGGTGGTCTTCCTCAATATTCTATGGCAGGACTTACTACTACAGGAGGACCAATTAACATATCTAATTTTAAAATATTAACTTCTCAATTCCAATCTTCAACTGATAATAATTTATATACCAAATTTCCTAAAAATAATGTTTCTAATGTAGATTTAACAAATTCTCATATTACTATTAGAAAACAATTTGATGTTAACATTACTGATAATTCTACTGGTAGTATTAGCAGTGGAAGTGCTCAAGAGACATTTTTACCCTATGATGAAGAAGATTATGTTTTAATCAGAGATGATGGTGCTACAGAAGCATTATCATCTGATAAATTTGATTTTAATGAAGGATCTACTCAGTTAATTATTAATGGATTGGGAACTAATAGTGGTGCTAGATTAATAGCAACATTACGTAAAATAAATGTAAAAAATAAAATTAAAGAAAAACAGAAAATTACAGTTTTAAATATAGCTAATTCTAAAAATTCTCAGTCTGGAATTGGAACTACTACTTTAAATGATGGACTTACATACTCTACAGTTTATGGTACTAGGGTGCAAGATGATGAGATTTCTTTGAATGTTCCTGACGTTATGACAGTCTATGGAGTATTTGAATCTACTAATGCTAGTAATCCTGTTTTACCTATCATAACATTCAGCTCTATTAATAGTTCAACAGCTAAAACTGGAGATCTTTTAATAGGAGAAAAATTTGTTGGGGATAGTAGTAAATCTACTGGAATTTACGTTAGTAAAAATAGTGATTCTGCTATTAATTATGCACTTTTAAATGATTTTGATATTCAAATAGGTGAAACAGTTACTTTCCAAGAATCTGGAATTACTGCTACAGTAGGTGCTCTTACTTTGGGTGCTAATAATATTACTGATGAATTTACTTATGATAATGGTCAAAGAAGCACTATTTACGATTATGCTAGACTAATAAGAAAATCTGGATATAATGAACCATCCAAAAGATTGAGTGTCATATTCGAATCTGCTTATTTTACAGCATCTGATACTGGAGATATTACTACAGTTGATTCTTATGATAATTTTAATTATAGTAATTTACCTGTAATAAATGAGTCAAGAGTTGGTGATATTATTGATATAAGACCTAGAGTTACTGATTTTTCAGGAACTTCTAGATCTCCATTTGAATTTTTAGGTAGAAATTTTGATTCTGATGGAAATTCTGCTAAAAATATTTTAGCATCTGATAAATCTATTTTATTAGATTATTCATTCTATCTTCCTAGATTTGATAAAATTTATTTATCTAAAACAGGAAAATTCCAATTAATTAAAGGAACTCCTGCTGAGACTCCCGAATTCCCTGTTCCTATAGATGGAGCATTGGAAGTAGCATCTATAAAATTACCACCATATCTCTATGATGTTAATAATGTAAGTATTACTCTTGCAAATTATAAGAGATATCAAATGAGTGATATCAATAAACTTGAAAAGAGAATTGAAAATTTAGAATTCTATACATCTCTTACTTTATTAGAAAGTGATACATTAAATATGCAAATCACTGATACAGATGGATTGAATAGGTTTAAATCTGGATTCTTTGTAGATGATTTTTCTAATACAGATAATCAACTTAAAACTACTATAGTAAAAAATGCTATTGATTATCATAATGGGGAATTAAGACCTTCTCCATATACAACAGAATTGGATCTTAAATTAGATTTGAATAGTGCTAATGGAATTAGAAAAACTGGTAGATGCTTAACTTTAGATTATGAAGATGTAGAACATATATCTCAACCTTTTGCTACTAGGGTGGAGAATCTTACTCCATATCTTGTAAGTTATTACGGAGGAACTATAGATTTAGTTCCAGATTCTGATATATGGGTAGATCAAGTTATACTTGATGCTAAACATGAAGATCTTACTACTTACACTAATACTGAAGAGCAATTGGATGCTTCTGGATTTGATTCTAGAACTGGATATGGTCCAGTAACTTGGAGTTCATGGTCTGATAATTGGACTGGATTTAAAGAAAATTGGTCAGATACCACTACAGATTGGGTACATGATAAATTAATAAGAAAAACTACAGTAAACGGGCAAAAAGTTGGAACTTCTACTAGAAAAGCTAGTAAGAAATTAGTTAGAGAAACTTTTAGTACTATTAATGAGGGTCCAAAGCAAATTAATACTCAGATAGCATCTAATATGCGATCTAGAAATATTAAATTTGATGCTAGAACTTTAAAACCTTCTACAGGTCTTTATGCATTCTTTGATGGTCAAGATGTATCCAAATACATCATTCCTAAACTTGTAGAAATTTCAATGACTACTGGAACTTTTGCAGTAGGTGAAACTGTTGTAGGTACTAATGCTAATGGAAAGGAATTAATTAGATTTAAAGTAGCACAGTCAAATCATAAACGTGGACCATTTAATGATCCTAATGAGATTTATACAGCTAATCCATATTATCAATTTACTCCTTTAACTAAGGGAGCAACTGGAAGAACTTTGGGAGCTGTTATAGTTGATAATATTGTTCCAGATTCTTCATCTACAGAAGGTGGAGATTCTTCTGTTTCATCTAGTCTTGCTACTATTCCTGAATTATATTCTTCAACTTCTACTATTCTTAATATAGATTTAGAAGCTTTAGCTGAAAAAGCAGATAATACTTATTTTGGATATATTGAGAAGAATCTTAAATTGGTAGGACAAACATCTAGTGCTCAAGCTACAATTTCTAATGTAAGACTTAGAAGTGATAGTGTTGGAAGTATTATTGGATCTTTCTTTATTCCTAATCCTAATGATATAACTACTCCAAAATTTGATACTGGTAAAAAGGTCTTTAGACTTACAAGTAATAAGTTTAATAGTCAAATAGCAGGAAACGTTACTTGTGATGCTTCTAAGGTATTTGAATCTACTGGAAATATTAATACAATGCAAGCCACTATTATTAGTGTGAAGAATATTGCTACTGATGTTTTGACTAGAGTAGAAAGTAAATCTATACAAGGAGAAATAACTACAACTTCATCTAGTAAAACTATTAGTAGTAGATCTAGTGCTCCGTCAAACCCACCTTGGGTTAATGTAACAGCACAAGATCCTGTTACTACAAACTTTAGAGCTAAAACAGGATTTATAGGTAAATTAAGTGATCAGAAATCTTATGATTCTGGTATAGTTGTCAATACAAACAATAACAATAAAGTAACTGCAATTCAAGTTAATGATCCTATAGCTCAAGCATATCAAGATTCTGGTTCACCCCCTCCAGATCAAGGTGCTGTTAAATATTGGACTGCTTCAATTGCTAGAGAATTAGGTGGTAATGCTAGTTCTAGTGCTATTGTAGCTAGAATGAAAGAGCATATTAATTTTGCTAATACTGCTACTAAA